AATAAAAGATATAGAGGGTTTTACCCCCTCTTCATAATCTCTGCTAACTTATTAGCTCTATTGGGGCTATCTTTTTTAGCCCATTTACTGTCTAACATTTCTTTACTAGCCTCGTCATAATCTTGTTTGACTATTGCTCTCCACATTTTCTTAAATTTCAACAATTTAGGTACTCCTAATTGATACCCCATATTGAAAAGTACCCTTTGTCTATTATCAGTTAGACTGGATACAATAGGTTTAACATAAAGTAACTCTTCTTTTACTATATTTAGTCTATGGTTAAGTAATAACTCTGCCTCCTCTTTCGTTATAGGTAACAGAGTTCCGTATCCTATTGTAGGTAATCCCTTACTATCATCATAAGGCATACCATCAAATCCCTCAAATTCTTTTATGGAATTAACTAATTGTCTATCAAAACTCATTTTTAGCTCCTTTTATTTTATATCCCCACTTCTAGTTTCACTTTGTCGCTTTTTCTACTACCTATTACTGTTTGTATTTGGTAATTATCTTTTGCGTCTATGTGTAAAGTATATTCTATTTTTCCGTATGTCCCGTCTACTACTACATCATCATTATCATCTGATGTGATTAGAAAATACCCCTCAAACATACCCTCATCTTGTCCTCCCTCTATATTGTCGGGACTTCTATAATTAGCTCCGTGTAATCTAACACGGGGAGACCATTTTACTATATAACCCCCCTCACTATCTTCTTGGGCTATATGAACCTGAGGGGGGTAAGGGGTCTCTGCCAATCCCTTATATTCATATTCATCCTCGCTTTCTAAATACTCCCCTACTTCTAATGGATTACAATAAGCAAAAGAGTATTTGGTTTTATTCACTTCCACCCCAAATAAACGTAGTTTTCTCAGTTCATAGGGGATTATCCATACTATAATATCATCATCACTATTGTGTTCAACAGGGTCTGTTTCTTGTAGTCCTCTTATTAGACCTTTTATCTCATAAATAGCATTCCCATCACTATCTTCATCTACCTTTTTAGCACCCCCAAATGCTAACATTTCATCTTCTATAAATAGTCCATATTTAATGTTATCTATATTAGAATTAGAGTATGTTATATTATAAAACGCATTATACACATCTACAATTCTAAAAGTGAATTCCCTGTCTATTAAGTTAGGAGATGAGGCTTCGGGAATGGTATCTTTTAATTTGGTATAAATAAAATATGGCATTAGTTTTTGATTTCCTGACCCATTTTTTATATTTGTGTCTGTTATTAACTCATTTGCGCTTTTTACTTTATTACACCCTATTATCAGTTGTCTCCCGTAAGACATTTCCCTTGCTGCGTCCCTAATAAGGTATTTTTCAGGTTTAGAGGTAATATCAAAATTGAAAGCACCCATACCCGAATACTCTGTTGCTGTGTGTTTTGTAATAGTCTTATTATAGGCAAACACATCTTCCGACGCTTCCACTTCGATTTCAAGTTTTTTATCTTCATCCCCAGACACTTTTTGTATTCTAAAAACGGTTGGTTTTGTATCTAGTAGCGTGTTTTTAAATATAAAAACATCTCCTACTTTTAAACTAGGTAAATCCAAAAAACTTGCTTTGAATTTTAACTGTTTAAAAGGTCTACTATATTTAGCTAAATACCTACCTCCTATATTATGTACTACTTCATCACGTGAAATCATAGGCAATTTTACATTCTTTTCTGTCTTCCTACCTAATACTTGTAAAGAAGCGTTATTAACAAAAGCAATAGTCTTTTCTTTTCCGTCCCTTTGGTCTACATAAGACAGATTAAAATGTGTAAACACATTCGCCCAACTAGATTGGGTAAGCTCTATATCTTTCATTAAACTTTCATCATATACAGGTAAATTATTCACATCATAATCGTCTCTTAACAATTTTAAAAAGTATTTACCTGATATAGGGGAGTAATATAGTATCCCATCAATGGTATCTAGTATATCTTGAACCCAATCTGCTACTTTACGTTCTTTTGATAACATAAAACTAATACCTAGATTTTCCTGATACAAAGTCACTGCGACTTTTTTAAAACTATTCATATCCATCATTACAGAGGATAATCTGGCTTCATTCAATAGTAAATCATAGATAGCCACTGCTGGATTTACATCTCCATCAAATTCAGATACATCGTTGCCATCACTATCTTCCCAGACCACCCCATTGTGGTACTTTGTTTTAATAAGTTTTGCTTTATACCTAGGTAGTTGGTTTACATTATCTCCTATAAAGCAACCATTGAAGACAGCATAGCAGGTTTCTTTATATGCTATTTCATAGCCCGACCAGCTAGTTAAATCAGGGTCGGCAGAGGTCTGCCCCGATTTATAAAGTCTTACCTTACTTTTACCTGTTTTTGATGATTGAATGTTCCCTATTTTACCTGTTTGTGCGAAGAAGTCAAATATATTATCTGAATTGTTTCCTTTCCATATTATTGTTTCTCCTCTCCAAAATTCAATTATTTTATCATAATCCCTACCAAAAGCGTAAGCAAAATTGGCGAAATAGGCATATCCAGCAGGAGAGCATTGACCTCCTCCTCCTTTTCCTCCACCACCCATTACTTACCTCCCCCAGAAGTTTCAGGACAGTATTCAAACGATTTAGCCCTAACCCCACCAAAATACATTATATTCCCAGAAACTATATTAGTCCCGTACAGTTTGGGAATTGGTCGGGCTTCGGAGAAGTCGGGGGTTTTAAAATCACTTGTTGTATAAGCTTTTTGTACCATACTAGGAGGCTCTGGAATAGATAAAAAAAGAGCCAACATAAGCATAACGGCTCCAAATATCAGAAACGCAGTCAACATATTACATCCTTTAATTTTTTTTTATAATTATACCTAAATTTAAAATTGATTTATGGGATTAACTTTCGGTATCGCAGGAAATCCTCCATAATTTAAGTTATTGTGAAATTTGTCCCTACAAGTAGGGTAGTCTTTTGAGCAACCTGCTGATACTTCAAAAAATTCAGTTTCTTGTAGGGACACAAAAGAAGACAACAGATTTATAGTGTCATCTTTACTATTTAAAATCATTACACTTTCTCCTGTCTCTCTTGAATATAATGTCCCCCAAGTCCAGTAATCCTCCTCTTTACCCTCCAAAGCGCTGCTTTTAAATGTAGTAGTGTTATTAGAAACAGTAAAGGCGTCCTTTGGTAAAATAATAGTCCAATCTACTTTCTTAACCCCACACTCGGCAGAATATAATGCCCAGATACATTTTGGACTATATTTAACATTTGGTATTACCAAGTTTCCTACTACTTCGGACGGCGATACCGTAGCTTCTATTATTCCCTCATCAAATTTTGTTTTTGTGTTCGATATAACTCCTTTAAATAATATATCCCCCTCCATATTTTTGATGTACATTTTTATATCTACTAAAAATGTCTTATCCACTGTTTTATCAAAAGGGGGTAAATTTACTGGTATTTCTATTGTTAAATCATTCTTTTTTAGTCCATAAGAAAAACTATCCCTGCCTATCGGTTGGGGTTCGTATTTTATGTCATCTAAAATGTATTCAAAGTTTCCTGTATTATAAAAATAATTTCTATTAAAAGCCGAGAATTGATATAGTTCCATATTTTATCCTTTAATTTGTAAGTGGTACCAATCTGTTGGTATCTGCTGTTGTAATCTCCTTAAACTCCATTTCAATCTTAACCATAGGTAATGTATCCACTATTTCGTAAGGTAACACATTGCTTACTGCTCTTGATATGAAAGCCCTACAAAATGTACATTCCCCTTTTTTAGCAGGAGTGGAAAATGACTTTTCCAAAACACAAGTCAAGTAGGGTTCATTGGTTATTTCATCTACTTGATATATAATATCTACTATACCTCTAAATTCCTTTGTCTTTTTATGAAATATAGTAAGTCTTTTTTCCTTAATGGAAGTTAAAAATCCGTTATATTTTATATTTATTAAGTTATCCCCATTTAGATAGTCTGAGTACAACTCTATATCATTTGTATAAGTAGGCACAGCTAATAACTCGGTTCTACCTTTTATAACATTAAAGAAAAAGTCAAAAAACTTAAACCTGTCTTCTATGTTATCTGTTATATAAGTAAAGCTGATTGAATTTTGACTTGATTTATAGTTTGTTCTTATTTGTTTTTGATAATCATTTCCAACGTATTTATGTTCTGCCCCAAGGGTTACAGAAGAGTTATTATCGGGGATAGCAATTAGCCCATATACGATAGGGTAACCATTGTGGGCTTCTTTATATGTATTATAAACTATTACACTCATTTAACTCTCCTTGAAATCTAAATCAATACTACCATTTTTAAACATACCAATATCAAAAGATATACTATCAGCAGCCCATCCTTTCCTTATAGGTACGACATAGTAATTGTTCCCATTGTTTTCTAAATTTACACTTGCTTTTAAGGAAATTTTAACATTATCTATCGTACTTACAGCACCTATTTGGACTTTATTAAATTCATTTTTTTCATATATTAAAATCTTTTCACTCTGTTCAAAAATCTGTTTCAATCCAGAGAAAGGCAAAGGAATTTCTTTTATTATACCTAATGGAGCAATTTCATAGCTCCATACCCATAAAGCTGCCGACATTAAGTATTTATGTTGATAATCTATAACAGACTGTATTTTAACAAAATCCCTCTGATTACTCAAAGACAATGTACTTGATAATTTGGTAAGCTTTGGGGTAGGCACCACTAGTTTAACTGTCTGACAACCATTAAGACTTGTAAAATCGTGTGTAAACACCTCATACTCTTCTTTATGTGACCCTCTATCAGGGGCAAAATAAAAAATAGTATCATCTTGCCTAATTATAATAAACTTAAATCTTAATTTTTCTCCACTAGTTAACTCGACAACCAAAAAGTCTTTTACAAAATCAGCACCCTTATCAAACTTTGCCGTTCCAGAAATACGAATTGACCCATAGGGAGGTATTGTAAAACCTGCGTAGTTTGTATCCAATTCAATACCTATATAATCAGGTATCCTTATTTCTTTTATTTCTTTCATATCAACACTCAAATTAGAAAAGTGGAAATTGATGCGTTTATCTGCTAATATAACTCCAATAGGAATATCAAAATTCTGATTAAAATCTCTTATAAATTCTTTAATATAAAATTCAGGTATATTAGCTAATTTAAAAATAGTATCATACGTTTTTACTTTCTTATAATTGTATGAACTTGTATCTTTATTGTCTTTCTCTATACCGATAAAATCAAAACTTTTAGCCTTTATTTTAAGAGTTACATTTACATTCTGAAAAATAAAATAGTTAGAACTTAGATTTAAGGCAACCTTATTCCCCTCAAAAATCAGAAAAGGAGGGGGAACATACCCATTTACCGACTTAGATGATTTTATTTTAACATTGGTGTCGTCAGATAAAGTGATTTTGCTTAATGAACTGACAAATTTACCGATAGATACATCAGTTAAGTCTGATATATTTACTTTACTCAATAAACTTATAAATTTACCTATTGATACCTTAGTAATGTCTGATATATCCTCTATCTCTTTTGTAGCTGCGATAATATCAGACATACTTAATATCCTCTGCTTCGGATACAATTAAATGATAATTAGTATCTAAACATATTTCGCACTCTACAAATCTTTTACCTCCGTAATAATGAATAGAGTTATAAATTCTGTCATCATTATCTCTATTCCTCTCGGAGTAGTGTTTATTTGTAAACTGGACATTTGTTGTCCCTCCCATACTGTGCTGTCTATTACCATCTCCATCAACATAACTATTTAACAATACAGGGGAAGAGGCTGTTAAATTTGTTATATTGTATGTATCATATTCTGAACCTCCTACTGCGTTTCTAAATGCCACTGCTCTGTTTTTATACAGTTCATTATTATAATTGTTTTTATGGTACCAGTTATCGCCTAATCTTAGAGCATAGGTTTTATCATACCCACCTCCCCAGAAAATCC